GTCTGAACTTGCACGACAAGGGTACTATGAAGAAGCGAAAGCACTTATGTTAGAAAAGGATAACTTGAAATGAAAGCATTAGGATTTATAATGACAATTTTTGGATTTGTATTTTTTACAAGTCTAGCGTATGGAATGAATGGCACAACAGTAGAGATGTTGAATAAAGATGCCGATGGTAATAAGATGGTATATTCACAAGAGATTGTGGAAATTGGAGTTGGACAGATTGTCAAATGGATTCCAACCAGTAAAGGACACAACGTAGAAATCGTTGCAGCCCCAGAAGGGTTTGAAATACCAAAGAAATCCAAGAATAGTAAAGAGGTTGAGATACAGTTTGATATCCCAGGCATCTATTACTACTGGTGTACACCACACAAAGGTATGGGTATGATTGGTCTTGTCGTTGTGGAAGGTGACATCTCAAATATTGATGACATTGCAGATGCAAAAGCAATGGGTAAATCAAAAAAGAAACTAAAAAAATTGATTGGTCAACTAAAAGAAAACCAATAGTCTTATAAGTGATTCGGCCGATTTATCACGATTCGCTGTTTTTCGCCTATTTTTATCAAATTTCTCAAAAAATAACAAAAGTTTTTTAAACTTTTTTACTAAACCCTTGATTTACAAGGGTTTTTTTATGCACTTTTTTTCATTTTTTACTTGACTTGTTGTGAAAACATCTGTATAGTATAAGTATAGTCAAGAGAGAGAAAGGACTTAAAATGAAAAATCAAGAAACAGTTTTTATCGGTGCTGACAACGGTGGTATCGAAGTTTATATCGGTGTTGGTAACAAGGTCGGTTTTGCAAAGACCCCTAAGATGCTTGCATATATCCTAGACACTAAAAAGATTTACGGTAGTGTGATGTTCACAAGTAGTATGGACTTTGCTGATGAGTATGGGTTTGACCACTATGATGGTGCAAAGAACCTTTGGGATGATGCAGTTGAGATGAGAGGTTAATTATGAAAGAATTAAAAATTGCGAAATGTGTTGCTGACTTATATTGGGAGTTTGATAGAATGTCATCTTCTGGTCAAGAGACACTTGAGAAACTTGCAACCCTAGTTGGTGTTGCTACTGAAAAAGAATGTGAAGAACTTGCAAAGAAAATGGAGAATGCGTAATGGGTTATTTTTACCAAGATTGGAAAGAAAAAAAGATGTTTGTTGAAAACAGTGAAGGTCAGTTTGTTATGAACTTTGGTGAAGCCGAAAAGTCAATGATTGAGAATCTTGAAAACGCCATCATCAATATCACAGAGGGTGCCTCTGATGAAAAAAGAATGGGTGTTGCATACATGGAATATCTTGCCGAGTGCCTGAAAAGAGGTAAAGTTGAAGTGAAGTGGAATATTAGTTAATGAAAGGAATTTATTATTATGATTAAAAATTTGAATATACCAGAAACTTGTGGATGGTTGGGAATGATTCTCATCCACGGAGCAACTGCTCCAACATCAATCTCTGTTCTAATGGGATGGTCAACTAACTTACCACCATTGAACTTCATACTATTAGTATGGTTAGGATTGTTCTTGTTTCTAGTGAGAGCGATATATGCTAAAGATACTTTATATATTGTATCTAATGCAATTGGATTTGCATTGAATAGTTTGTTGTTAGCTTTGATTGCGTTTAATTAGGAGAAGAAATGTTTAATAATGTAGGTCACCCCATCGAAGGGTTTGCAATTCTGGAATGTCATCCAGACCAAACCCCCACCATCGTGTCAACCCATCAATGTTTGGGTAATGCAGAAGAAGAAAAGATGGTTCTGAATGAGATGGCAGAGGGTACAGATATCACCTTTGTGGTAAAAGAAACTTTCGGTTGTATGATAGAAACTGTCTAAAAACTACTTGACATTCGTTGTTAAAACAAGTATAATGATAGTATAAATGAGAAAAAGTGAGGAAATAATATGAGTATTAAAGTTTTAGAATTTGAAAATGATGAGGATTTGAATACCAATGGTTTTCATTATATCAGCACCATTACAACAACCTATGATAAATTGGTTGAGATTTTTGGTAAACCAACATTTACAGATGCAGACCCCTATGAAAAGGTCAATGCAGATTGGAATATCGAGGCAAGAGTTCTTGAGGATGGTGCCGAAGATGAGGACGATTGGTTCTACAAAGGATTTACTATCTACAATTGGAAGACAGGTAGAATTCCTACTGAGGAATATGAATGGCACGTTGGTGGTCAAGATTATGAAGCTCATGAGATTGCCTCAGAGATTTATGAGAACCATATAAATAATAACTAAAGGATAGGATGTTATGGTAACAACTACAGTCGCAACAACGGTAACAATGATTGCTACAATAATCGCATTTTATTGGGGTAAACACCTTGGTAATAGAGTGAGTGTTGAACAGGTCATTGATTCGATGCTTGATAAGTTAGAAAAAGATGGATATATTAAGACCAAGAAAAATGGTCTAGGACAAACTGAATTAATTTCAATAAAAGACTTGACAAGTGGAAAATAATTTAGTAGAATGTAATTTGAGAGTCGGAATTAAGGTTGGTTGGCCCAGTTTGAAAGTTCCAAATATTATGGTCTGGGGATGCAAGTTTCCGACTCTCAATCTTAAATAATGAAAGAGGTGAAAATGAAATATATTATGATACCAATGATGGTTGCTTTATCTTGTTGTACTCCTGTCCATGCGATGGATGAGAATCAAGATTGTAAATACACTAAAACGGTAAACCAGAACGGTGGTGAGATTGTCAGTTCAACAACTGATTATGATTGTAAGACCACTCCAAAGGTTGTGTATAAAGAAAGCACCCCTACTGTTATTTACAGAGAAGGTACGACAGTTAGTAGTCCTGTAACGACAACCAGAGTTGTCTCATCGACTCCTGTCTACCACAATAATAATCATCAAACAACAAATGTTATTACTGATATTGCAAAAGTGATATTCTTTCGTGGCACAAAATCGAAATATTATCATACCACTGATGGTCAAATTTCAGTAGGATTTCATAACAGAAAACGAGGCGCTTGCTATCATGTATATGGTGGTAATGATGTGTGTTACTAATGTTTAAGATATTATTCGGAATTCTGATGGGAGTAGTAATCGTCACCTATTACCCAGACATTTCAGAAACCTTTGTTGACATATTTGTTGACAGTGGGGCTCGTGACGTAATCATAGAAAAATTGGAAGAGGTGAATTGATTATGATTAAGAATGTAGTTGTGATTGGTGCGATGGGTTTGACCCTTGGTGCCTGTAGTGCAACATCACCATTTAGTAGTGCGAATACTGCTAATGTTGAATTGGGTACTCCTGTAGGCGTAGTAAAGTCTGCATATGAGTACACAACAAAAAATGTAAAAGAACAGGTAGCAGAAGTACCTAAATGGTATACTAAGATGCCTGTGAAGGAAGATGCAATCTATGCTGTAGGAACTGCAAATACTCCAGACTTACAACTCTCAAATGACATTGCGATTTTGAGTGCAAAGACAACTCTTGCTGACAGGATTAATGGTAGAGTGAATTCTGTCACTAAGAGTTTTGTAACGAAGGTTGGTTCGACAGATGCAGATGCGTCTATCATTAACGAGATTCAAACTGCAACCAAAAACATCATCGCTGATGTTGATGTCGCTGGTTACAATGTTAGTGAATCAAAGGTAGTGTCAAACGGTAATCAGTATCGTGTGTACGTTCTCTTGGAATATTCTGATGAGAATGCACAGAAGATTTTGTTAAACCGAATCAAGAAGGATAGGATGTTAGTTACGAAACTAAAAGCGAATGAAGCATTCAAAGAACTTGAAAACGATGTAAGTGATGCAAACAAAGCAGAACTTGACCGTGTTGACCAAATAATTAAAACCGAAACACAATAGGAGAATTAATGTACGTTTCAGTGAGAAAAGGTCGTGATGGAAAACCAGACGTTAACGGTGCTATGCGTGTTCTCAAAAAGAAACTCATGAGAGATGGATTCTTTCAAGAATTAAGAGCGAGAGAATCCTTCATGAGTAAAGGTGAGAAAGAACGAAAAGCAAAAGCTGCTGGTAAAAGGCGGTACAAACGTAAACAAGAAAAACTAATGGCAGAAAGAGGTTACTAAAATGCCTAGACGTAAGATGACACCAGAACAGAAAGAAGCAGCAGTAGAACGGTTGCGTCTTGCAAGGGAAAAACGGTTGCGTGAAAACCCACCTAAGTATACTAATATACACCCATCTGTTTTACAGTTGCCAGATGAACATCCATTCTCAAGAGTGATGGTCACAAAGTATATCAAGACGCAGAAAGACCAATTGTCTTCTTTGCGAGCTGCGGTACGAAACAAGGTAAAGGGTGCGATTGCAGATGAAGCATCTTGTAAAGCGTACATACGACATTGTGAAACGTATTTACGAGGTGGTGATTGGTGTGATGACTTCTATGGTGAATACCAAGAGAAGCGAGTCAAGTGGGTAACTGTAGTGCCATCGGCAACTACGGTACGGAAGGTGGATGATGGCGAATGACGAAAAGACTACAAATATTGTGCAGTTCCCAAAGAAGTATATGGGTATTGCACCGAAAGTAACAAACTTTGATGCGATGAGACTGAATAAAGAATTACAGTTCGCAGATGAATTGACTGATGGTATAATGGTGTCTATGATACACAATATGGATGAGAACGATATTGAAATCACTGACCCAGGCTTTATACAGGACATTGCATTTTTATCTGAGGCAATCAAAGCAACAATTTATAGAGACAGAGGGTTTACTCATCCTTTTCAAAATTTGATTGAGTTAATTGCAAATGTGACTTATGATGAAAAAGAAAAAAGACACCATGTGGATATGGACATGGATTTGATAAGAGAATTATCAGAAGACTTTGAGGATGATGGGCCCGACAAGGCATAGGTGAAATATGATTTTAGTTGACATGAACCAAGTGACGCTTTCTAATTTGATGATTCAGATTGGACGTAGTGATGAGGTTGACCCAGATATGGTTCGACACATGGTTCTTAACTCATTAAGGGGATACCGTAATCGGTTCTGTGAAGAATACGGAGAACTGGTATTATGTTATGATAACAAAGGTAATTGGAGAAGAGAATATTTCCCCAACTACAAACACGGTAGACGTAAAGACCGTAAGGCATCCAAGTTAGATTGGGGTTCGATATTCGATACCTTGCATCTGATTAAACAGGAATTGCAAAACCATTTCCCATACAAAGTATTAGAGGTAGAGAATGTAGAGGCAGATGATATCATCGCTTCTGTTGTATCCTACGTTGCAGAAACACCATCTCACTATGAGAAGGTATTGATTCTATCTGGTGACAAGGATTTCATTCAACTACAAAAACACAGTTTCGTTACACAGTACAGTCCTGTACTGAAGAAGTTTGTCAATGGTATAGACCCAGACGTTTATATCAAAGAACACATTCTGAAGGGTGACCGCAGTGATGGCGTTCCAAACTTCCTATCCCCAGATAATTGTTTTGTTAATGAGTTGCGTCAGCGGCCAATATCAAAGAAGAAACTGGCGACATGGATTGACTTAGACCCAGAGGATTTCTGTAACGAAGAAATGCTGAGAAACTATCAGCGTAACAGGACACTAATAGATTTGACACAAGCACCAGATTGGGTATCAAAAACGTGTGTGGAAGCATATCTAAATAGTAAAGTAAATGATAGAAGTGGCTTGTTAAACTACTTCATTAAACATAGACTAAAAAACCATATGGAAAATATTGGAGACTTTTAAAATGGCAGTGAATACATATACACCTCTTATTCATGAGGTGCTGAAGAAAGTTCATAATGCAAA